AGTTTGGACGTTTCACCAGGATGCAGTGTCACCGCCATCGGTGTCACCGTCACACCGGTGACGCTGACCACCTCCTGACACTCTTCCGCCAGGTACGGACGCCCAATCCCGGTGATTTTGATGGTCCGGGTCATCACTTCCGTTGACGTCACCGCTTTGCCCAGCGAACTCAACCAGCCACGAAAAACATCAACTGTGCCGTTGGGGTACAGAATGCGAAACGCACAAACCTCGCCGGAATAAAACAACTCAACCAGTTTTTTCTGTCCGCTGTCGCCCGGACGCCATGCCAGTGTGGCAGACGTATCGCCAGCGGTTTTCTGGCCCTGAGATGTGCTCTTCCAGTCCGCATTCTCATCATCAAGATATGTGTCGTCTTCCGCATCAGCCGTCATTTCGCCCGGCTGCAAATCCTTCACCATTGCCAGTCGCAGCCAGTCCGTGTCTGACAATGCAGACGCAAACGGATCCCCAGCCCGGTATACATCCAGAATGTTGTCCCTGCGCCTTTCGTTTTCTCCAGTGGATTCGGTGTGGACATCACTCCTCCTTACATTATTTATTCAGTTCGTGTAGGCGATCTGATACGTGATTTCCGCCATCGCCCACGTCGCCATCTCATCATCGCGCTGGTAGTTAAACCCCTGCGGTGTCATGGTGTCGATCAGCCCGGAAAGCGCCGGTATATGCCTCAGCGCCGGATAAATGCTATTTTCCATCCACTCATCCAGCTCTGAATCCGGTGCCTGCGCACGGATAAACACAGCGATATGCAGAACGGCCTGCCAGTCGTCCTCATCTGTCATTTTTCCGGTATACCGGGCATCGCTCAGCCAGACCGCCACAGCGGGCAACTCCTGTGCATCAATAAAGGCCGGAAGCCCGTCAAAAAATGTGGCGCACTCGCCACACTCCTCACACAGACGTGCCAGTACCGCCTGACGGATTTTTGTATGTCTGTTCATCGTGTCAGAAATAACCTCAGTTGCTGCTTCAGTGCATAACCCAGTTGTTTCGGCATCTCCGTTTCAGCAATATGCCGACTGGCTTCCGTAAATGCCTGCGTCAGCGGTCCGGACAACGGGATTTTCACCACATCAATGGGGTAACGATTTTTGCCGTCAATACGCCGCATCACATGCCAGCGACCGTTCGCCAGTTGCTGAATAAACGCATCCCGGAAAAGATATTTGCCCACCTTCAGCACACTTCCCCGGTACCGTAGCTTTCCGCCACGCCGCGCCAGCCTGACCTGAGCCGCCCCCAGCTTAATGGCTGGCAGGTTGCCCCGGTTAATCCGGATACGGGCATACATTTTTCCTGACGGGCTGGCCTTCAATACCCGGACGCGCTGACGCACCGTTTTCAGGGGGATCCCTTTGACGTGGTTGTCACCCGCAACGGTATTCTGCGCAACCTGCCGGGTAGCTACCGAGACCGCTTTCTGCGCTACACGGTTTATCGCCCATGCGCTGGCCTGTGGCACCATACGGGTATCAAGGCTGTTCAGATTACGGATGGCGTTTTCAAGACCTTTCATAATATCGCCCAGTACTGATATCACCCCGGGAAGTGTCACACCGTTGCAGGCGGATATAACAGCATCCCCCGTCGTCCGGAGTAATGCGATCCACCCGAAAAAGATCCCCACCAACCTCCAGCGTATCCAGACGGCGCAGTCCCGTAATATCTGCTGTTTTCACAAACAAAGACGGTGAAGAATCTTCAAACCGTACTCCTCCGGCAACGAAAGAAATTTTTTCAGGATCATCAAAAACACCCCTGAGTGTTTTTCCTTCAAGCTGACCGGACGTAATTACCGCCGTAATCCCCATATGACAAAGAATGACCTCGTCAGCCATGGCGACGGCGGCATCAAACGGATTATCGAAATCTGCCACCTTTCCACCACATTCAACACATTTTCACGAGGCCACTTTCTGCCATGCTGGCTGCCACCACAGCAGATACACGAAACACTTCTCCCGGACGTACAAATTCCACGGGGTTATCCCGTGTGCCGTGGAGTGCATTGACATGTAACATCACCACAGCTTTGACCATGACCATATCCACAGAATTTCGGTTCTCACTCTCCCCACGTTCGGATCGTGTTTCGTTTTTTTGTTGTGGTTCTTCATCATCCTTATACAGGCCGTCTGAACCATCACTTAATTCTTCTTCCCACTCCGCCAGACGTTGTTCAAGATCAGCTTTAGAGCCTGAAATATCGGCATCGCGCCCGAGTGCTACCGCCAGCTCCTGAAGACGCGCTGTTATTTCTTCTTTTGTCATCACATCTCTCCTGTGCGATAAAGAAAAAGGCGGGAATATCCCACCTGACCTTATTTCACCTTAACTACCACAAACGCGTCCGGATCCGGCAACACCATCAACGGCGCAGATTGCGTCATGGTATATTCGCACCCCGGGTCCCCCACCTCTAACCAGTGTTTCGGATAACGAATTGCAGAGGTGATCCCTTCACTCAACGCCTGGTTATCCTGGATTGCGCCATAACAACGGACACCATCCACCTGAGTGTTTCCAAGAATCAGTGTGCCTTCCGGCAGATAGCGCTGCTCATCCCCGCTTTCATCAACATACGTTGTTTTCGCCACCATGATGGCCAGATCACCGTAATAACCTTTAAAAGAAACCACGGAACCCAGATCTTTCAGCGCGGTTTCCAGTTCAGATTTTGAGCCACGGCGGGTATCCAGTTTTTCACGAAACAGCTTAAAACCGTTCAGCATACGCCAGACAGTACCGTCCATAATCGCAATATTGATGGTACCGGAAGCAAAATCGCAGTACGCATCCAGATCATGCGTCGGATCAAAGGTGTCAACATTCTGTTTTGACCATTCGCGTCCATCTGCCTGCGTTATGTTATTGGCGGCAGAACGTCCAAAATCCACTTCCACCGTCTCAAACTGTTCACCGCTCATGGTGTACTTACCCTGCAGAACAGCGCTGACCGCCTGCATTTCTTCCACCTGCACAATCGCCTGCTCTTCCTGTTTCAGGTTGTCAGTCAGAATACGCAGGCGACGGTAGGCCGGGTCATTAAGACGGGCCGGATCTTCCCCCGGAAGACGCTCCACCGCCTGCTGATAATCCAGCCGGTGTTTTGGTTTAACATAGCCGGGGCGTAACACGCGGGTTTCACCACCACGACTGCGCAGTACCTTACCTGACACAACCGGAGACACATATGCCGCAACCGGTGTTTTTCCAGTGATTTTATCCAGCATCACTTCCTGAGTATGGAAAGTGACCGTACGACGAAAAAACAGCTCCAGAAACAGCGCACGGAATTTCACTTTCTGCTCGGTGTAGCCGAGCAACTGACGCGTGGTAAATAACCCCATAATTGACTTTCCTTTAAAAACACAAACGGGCCGCATCACGACCCGTTTTTTCAGTTAATCATTTCACCATCAGGCGTGGCTGATGGCACTTCCCACAAACGCGTTGGCTTTTTTCACCGCATCCACCGAATCCGGCCAGACCAGCGATTCGGTGGCAAACGTACCACTTTTGTAGTACGTCAGTGTGGGCTCGGTCCCGGCCAGCGCCAGTACCAGCACCCCCACAGCCGTTCCGGCTTTCTGACCATCCCATGCCACCAGTTTTCCGCTGGCGTCATCCAGCATCAGTGGCGTCAGTGAAGGCGTGGCAACACTGATACCACTGGTACCTGTTGCGGTATATACCGGATCGCTTCCGGCAAAAATGCGCCCGTCCGCGCGCTTTTCTGTGGTGGTTTTAATCATTTTCTCAGTCTCCTGATTTATCTGAATCACGGATCCACGCTTACGGCATACTCATCAGCAGTTCTTTTTCCCCGTTCCCGGCAGTTCCGCCACCGGAAACGGCACTGGCGGCATGCTGTGCCATGAAGCGCTCAAAAAGTGTTACCTGTGACGGTTGCGATACTGATGGCGCAGCTGCCAGCAGCGTTTTCGCCTGCTCCACTGTCATTCCCGGTTGTTCAGCCAGCGCCTGTGCCAGTTTTTCGCGTCCTTTTGCTTCCGGCAACGCAATAATTTGATCGCCGGAACTTGCCGTGCCGGTTGCCGGTGCCGCTGCCAGTAATGTTTTTGCCTGCTCAACTGACATTCCCTGCTGACCTGCCAGCATCTGCGCCAGTTTTTCGCGTCCTTTCGCCTCCTGACAATTCAGGATCCCCATCACGCGCTGATTTTCCTGGGACACCGCTTCAGCAACGGTGAGATTTTTTGGTGTCATCGTATTCTCCTGTGTAACAGAGTCGTTCAGAGCAGAAACCATTACATCAACGGCATCTGCAGCATTAATCAGTTGATCAGCCAGGCCTGTATCAATGCCTGCCTGACCGTCATAAACGGCAGCCTCGGTATTCATCACCACCTCTGAACTCAGCCCCGTATAAAGTGCCACCTTGTCGACAAACATCCGGCGGGCATCATCAATACGGCGCTGAAAATCCGCACGCACACCTGTCGGCAACGCCTGAATACTGTTGCCGTCAACCTTGTGCTGCCCGGAGTAAATCAGCGTGATATCCACGCCTTCCTGTGCCAGTTGTTTCTCGTAACTGGTGTGCGCCATCATCACACCAATCGAACCAATTTTTGCCGTCTGCGTGACCAGCCGACGCGTACAGGCCGCCGCCAGCAACATGGCGGCTGAACAGGCCATGTCATTACACAGCGCCCACACGGGCTTCTGTTCCCGCAGACGGTAAATCATGTCAGCACAGTCAAACGCCCCGGCAGCCTGACCGCCCGGACTGTCGATATCCAGTAAAATGCCGCGTACATCCGGGTCGTTCACCGCTGACTTAAGACGGGCAGTCAGACCGTCATAACTGGTCATACCGGAATATGGCTGCAGGGTACCCATTTTATGTACCAGCGTGCCGCTCACCGGCAGAATGGCAATACCATTTTTCACCTGGTAACTCTTTACCGGACGCGGACCACCAGTCATATAATCGGTAACCTCCAGCTGCATACCATCGGCATCAAGCTGAACGGCCTGCTGCGGAACGGCAAGGCTGCCCGCCCCCATCTCCTTACCCAGTGCGCAAAAGAAAACCCGCGCATAGGCGGGTTCCAGTAAAAGCGGCTCATTAAATGCCATCGCGGCAATATGTGATAAATTACAGCGCATCGCCTTTTTCTCCCGTTGTCTGTCGGATCTGCTGTTGAAACGCGTCCTTTATCCAGACCGGACGCGGAAGACCGGCAGCCTGTCGCTCCTGAGTTTCCCGTAGCTGCTGGCGGAAAATCTCCTGATAGTCATCCCCCATCAGGGCCAGCTCTTTCTCGTATGTACTCAGGCCGCCTTCAATGCGCATCACCGCTTCCTGCACTTCCTTAAGGCCATCAATCGCCATGCGACCGGCACCAATCCACTCGGCACGGCACCACCCGGAACGGGCCTCCCAGAATGAGAAACGGGATTTCGGCGGACGGATCACACCACGAATAAGGGCTTCCTCCAGCCAGCAGGCAAACATCTGTGACGCCAGGCGACTGGCCACAAATTTTCGTTTTCCCATAAAATACCGCCACGACTCATTGGCGGATGCCCTGGCACTGGAATAACTGACCTGTGAATAATCACGGGAAAGCTGCTCATACGACACACCCAGTCCGGCAGCAATGTAACGTAACAGCGCCTTTTCCAGTTCAGAAAAACCATTATCCGCATTCTGGGCTGTCTGCAGATTCAGTGAATCTCCCGGGTAAAGATGCGGAATACGGACCCCGCCCAGTTTTACCGTATTGGTGGCGTAATAACGCGCGTAGCCTTTCATGATGGTGTTCAGGGGATTTTTACCTCCATCTCCCACCCCGGCGATATATTCAAACGCTTTTTCCGAATCCAGTGTGGATTCAATCGTGGCGGCATACATGGCGCGAACCACCGCCGACTGCAGTTGCGTGGCCTGCAGTGTGTCGAGCATCTTGAGACGCTCCATTACAGAATAAAACTGGTTGGCCCCGCGGGTCTGCCCGTCTTCCTGTGGCTGAAACACATGGATCATTCCCGGTCGTCCGGAAGGCAGTGTTGCCGTAATTCGTGTCCATTTACTGACACCGTAGCCGGGCCAGTCATCATCCTGAACATGGTAGGCCAGCGCTTTTCCGTGTCGGTTTATTTCCACCCCGGCACGCATAAAACGATCGCTGGTACCATAACCGGGTGTACTGACACGCTTCGGGCTGATGGTTTTGAATTTCGTCCGGAATAATGACGTGGATTCCGCATCCCATACGGGCTGGACAAAAATTTCACCGTTAAACGTATGGACCCCCACCCCTTCACGAATGAATTCGGTAAACGAACGACGCCCTTCCACATCCATCATACCAAACACCGGATCGCAGTATTCCATCCACGCCGCCTCAACATCTTCAATAAAAGCATGTGAATCTGCTTCCGACATCCCCAGCCAGCGCCAGTTGGGACGGTAACTCAGACGAAACATGTGCCCGACAATATGATCCTTATGAATTTCCACTGCATTCGATGCAATACCGTTGTTACGGACCAGATCATCCGCGCGGGCGTTACCCAGATGAATGGAAGGTAAGAGCGCCACGTCGGCACTTTCCGGTGCAGGCAGCCATTCTGCCATTTGCCCACCGAACCCGGAACCACCACCAGAATATCCCATGCTTTGCCGTAAAGGCTGCCCATGAATATCCACCAGTTCCCCGTTCACAGCCCCACTCCTGCCGGGCCACGACGCCGTCCGGATACACCCAGCGCACTTTCCAGCTCTTCAATATACTGACGCAGTTCACCAATTGTCGCCCGCGAATACTGAACCTGACGCCCGTCCTTGCTGACGGAAACCACAGCACGTCCGATCATCAGTTCATGTAACGCCCGGCGGGCATCGCATAGCATTTCATGCGTATAAATCATCACTTATCCTCCACTCAGAGCAGCTGCGATTTCTTCAATAGTCATTTCATCGTCGTCCTGTTCATCTCTTCTGGCGCGGGCCAGTGCATCCAGATCCAGTTGCCACCGCTGAACGGAAATGCGCAGCGCTGCATAGGCATACACCAGACAGTCCAGAGCTTCATTACGCCGTTTTCTGGCATCCCACTGGAGTTTCACCCGCCCGTTCACAACTTTTTCAACCAGCTCTTCTGCCACGAGTTGTTTAGCTTCAACATCAGAAAAAATGTCCGGGTTATCCGGAAAACGGAAGGTATACGGTGCGACTTCACTGGGAGATACCACCGGCAGGGCAAAACGCGCATACAGCATTTCCTTGACGGTATCGGAACCCACCTCACACAAAAACACCCCACGCTGGTTTCGCTTTTTTGGCATGGTGATCACCGGCTTGCCGTACACCGACGCCCCTTTGATGGGGAGCACAAAAAAAGTGCCGTGTTTTCTGGATCGCTGATACACAATGTCCTGGTCAATACCACCGGTATCCCAGCAGACGCGGGAAATGGAAATTTCAGTGCCATCTGCATGACGGTATTTTTTCCGGATCACGGCATCAACGCGTTTAAGGGTGTCCTCATCTTCCGGTCTCCCCATGATGATCTGCTTGTCAATCAGAAAAGCTTCTTCGCCAGGAGCCCAGCCCCAGACATAAATCTCATAACGGTTTTTCTGAGAGTCGATCCCTGCGGTCAGGTAAACCACCCGCAGGGGAACCTGCGCATCATAGTGGCAGACTTTTTCCAGCAACAACTCAAAGCTCAGTTTTTCTGCCACAGCCTCTTCATAAGGCTCCCCCAGCGTGGTGTTAATGAACGTCTTGACGCCATTCGGATCCTTCAGTGCATCAAGCCAGTCATAAACAATCTGTACCCAGGTGGTGAACGGGCTGTATGCCGTCCAGATGTGGTACGAGATTGAGCGCGGTGGCGGGATTTCCTCATCACCGGCGCTGTAAAATGTCAGACCGTCACGCGTCCACATCCCGGTATTGTCACAAATCCACCGCCCGTCGGTCTGGTCAAGTTCCGACTGCCGGATCACACAGCCATTATGTTCACACAGGTAATACACCGTCTCCGGTTTACCCTTCTCCCATTTCAGGCCAAACGGCGTCGCATCATCGCCAAACTTCAGATACTGGGCTTCACCACAATGAGGGCAAGGGACATAAAATCGCATGAAATGCGCAGATTCATTCGCGGCTTTTTCAATCTGGCAAAAACCTTTAATTTTGGGCGTTGAGCCGCGTATGGATTTAGGCCATACCGAACCTTCGATACGCTTATCGCCAAGCAGGGTTGGTGAACCTTCTTTTTCCACATCCGGTTCAAACGAGGAGAGTTCGTCATAGCAGACCACATCCACAGATTTTTCACGGTAGTTTTTGGCAGCAGCTCCGCCCAGACACCAGAATCCCACACCGGAGGAGAAACGTTTCAGGGTAAGCGTGTTGTCCCGATGTTTTCTGCCAAACCACGGAGCCAGCTCCAGTAATACAGGAACGTCTCTTATCGTTGGTTCGACATGGGATTTCATAAAATCTTCTGCCGCAGAATCTGTCGGCTGAAAAAGCAGGCTGTTACGGGATTTGTGTTCAATAAAATAAGCCTCCACCCCCAACAGCATTTTGGTGTAACCAACACGCGCCGATTTAATCAGATTAACGGTGCGGATCCGGTCATTCCCCATGCTGTTCATGATGGCAACCTGAAACGGCAGTGTTTCCCATTGCCCGGGAGTATATGAAGACTCTTTTGGCAGATAATAATACTGATCAGCCCACTGAACTGTCGTCAGTGGTACCGGAATATTGAGAGATACAAGCCCTGTTGCTATCGCACCGGCTGCATTAGCTGCCTTCTGTGCGTCTGAAATCATCAATCCACCCGCCTACGTTCTCACCAGCTTTAGCTGCAACGTTGGAGGCTTTTGCGATTTCAGTTTTCACCACATCAAGGTGTGACGGTGAAATATCCGGATATTTACGCTGTAATGTCAGCGGCACACGTACAAGTATCCCCGAAATCTCCTGTGCCACACGTTGCAGAATGAAGGTAAACAATTCCGTTTCCAGTACCAGCCCTTCTTCGCGGGCATTTTTCAGTTCCTGTGCATCAGCCTGTGCTTTTGTGAGTCGGTAGCGCTCATAGTCAATGGTGCCGGGTTGTAAATATGATTCCGCAGCCGCACGCAAATCCTCGGTCTCTTTGCGGAGTTTTTCGTTTTCAATATCGGCTTCGCGCTGCGCATACCACTGAATTGCCATGGCGGTATCAAATACAGATTCAACCCCCTTACTACCACCAGAGACACAAGAGAGCCCCTGAGACTGCCAGCGTTCAATCGTTCGTGGATCCACGTTGAAAATTTCCGCGAGCTTCTTTTTGTTAACCTTCATAAAACATTTCCATATCAAATGCAGGGTCCGACATGGAAGTGCTCAAAAACGTCTTTTTCGGGCACTTTCATGTCGTACCTTTTACGGATGTGATTTATGAAAAAACAATGAGTTATACACGAGAAGTACCGACACGCTTTTTCCCGAAAAATTTTCATAAATAGCGAAAATCCGCGCCGCTGCCGCCCCGTGGCAGGCCACCCCACCGGAAGGACCCGCACAAATGAGAGCGTTTGTCATTAACATTTACAGATAAGATGACGTACATCATTGAAACGCCATTCAGCCATATACCGGCAGCATTCGTAGTTGCACTCCGTAACTCTGCGACTAAGGTTAAAAACATGGCCCTCTTTTGCCACCGGCAAATCTTCAATGGATTTCCCCTGCCGGTTTTTTATTTTCGTCGATGCATAACATTGCATTTACATCAATAGCGGCTATTGTCATTAGTATGTTACATCAATGCATGGGTGGTATTGGCGGTCTTCGCCGGCCGCTTCTGTGTAGCTGCTCCCTGTGACCGGTTTTTTATTTCTCACATTACAGCAACCCCTTAGAGTGAAGGGCTGCTGTAATGCCTGTTACTCACGAATCAGGCGAGCACTCTTACTATTCATTTCAATACGCTAATACTGCGGTTTACCATCAATGATGTCTGTCATTACGAACACCTCACCCGGCTGCAGTTCAACTGCACCTTCCGGTAATTTCATACCGGCAAATACCGGACAGCCCGGATGGCGATCATCTTCTGTTGCTCCCAGCATTGACTCACCAAACCACGCCGTTGTGGCGCGACCATCAGCAGCCTTGTAGTGGATCAAGTACTGGTTTTCGCCATCCGCATACTGCGCGCGAGCTTTAACCTCACCCCATTCATCACTGATGCGCATCTCCACCAGTTGAGACAACTCAAACTTAAACGGGACAGTAGCGGCACCAATTACAATCGGTTTGTTTTCTGTTGTTTCCATCATCGTCTCCTGATATCGAAGCCCGTCGCCGCACCGGGCACTGATCAACATTTGAGTATTCGCGGCGAAAGAAAGAATTTATTTTATTGAGTAGCCACAAACACAGAATTTCATGCTTTCCGGACGCTGACGCATCCTTCATTTTTCAGCAAAATATTCTGCTCTTACAGGCGATCAGTTCTGCATACAATGCCGGACACCGTCGACAATTTTGCAGACCTGAGAAGCTGTATCGAAAAGCTGGCGCGCCTTATCCAGGCTGACGCATCCCACCAATAAAAAAGGCACCAGTATCGCTACCAGTGCCCATTTCGCCGCCGTTCGCGGCATTCTGTGTGTCCAGTGTTTTCGCTTCATCTCACTATCCACCAATCAATCCGGATAAGCTCAATACTCGCCAGGTGGTGGAAATGAAAATGGCAACCAACATTGCTGAAAATGAAAGGCCAACAACCACACAGAGAATTCGCGCCAGTTTTATAATGCTATCTGACATATTTACCCCTGCCCCACTTACGATTTCACAGCAATGATCAATTTTGCCATCCCATACAGCATCGGAGACACAGTGATACCGACAGCCACCCACTTAATGGCAAAAGCCACCGCTCTGCTGATGTCATCAGTTACGGGCGCTTTCAATTCAAGGCCGTTTTTCATAGTCAACCTCAACAGAATTAGTTTATACTTCCTCATGTTCTCCTTTGCCTTACCCAGGGTCAGAAACAGAAAACCCCGGACTGTTCCAGCAGCCGGGGTTTTTGCTATCTAATGCTATGCCCCTTACTTTTGCTCATCGTAGCCCCAGAAAAGAGCCTGCATGAGTTGAGGGTGTTCAGCACTTCAGTGTCAGTTTTTAAACTGCTACGCGCTCTTTCATCCAGCCGTAAACAAACGACTCGTTAGCCTCCCGTTTCTCTGCCAGCTCCAGATAGCGGTCACCCTGCGTACAGTTCAGTGCGGTCAGCATTACCAGCTCTCCATCCCTGCCACGATTTTTCAGATATACCCGTAATGCATTAAGAGTACGCGGCCCGATACGTCCGTCTGCATCCATATCCGGATACAGTTTCCCGCGCAGGTTGAAAACGTTCAGCCAGCGTTGAAGCATTTTTGACGCCACGGCTGGCCCCATGTTGACGCCCGTATCACACAACTCTGCGGCAATATCAGGGGATAACGCTGCCACCTGGTCAAAACGTGGTCCATACCAGTAGTCCGCCTCGAGTATTTCCAGCGCCTGTCCGCGCGTCAGATCACGCATATCGCCCTGGTATCCGTGCGCACGGGCAACTTTTTCAGTAATACCCCATTTTGTCGGTCCGCCTTTATCATCCTGGTGATTGACGTAACCGCCCTCTTTTCCCAGAACTTCGTCAAAAATTTCATCTTTCGACTTCATATCAGCGCCTTCGTAATACAAAGATTTTTGAAACGTTCCCGCGTGCGCGAATCACCAACACGCAGAACAGCAGATTAAGCCCCACCGCCAGCCAGTTCGCCGCTAACGGGCGACCGCACAGATAGCTGAGGGGCGCAAAGGCATACAGCAGCATCAGCAGCCAGGCCAGCCATGACATCAGCGGTTTGTGTCTGGAGTCACGACGACGATAAAAAAAGAGCGTCAGCACGATAACCGTGCATAACGCCACATTCAGCAATCCGGGAAGGTTACTTAACATTGCCGCCTCCTCCGCCCCGCAGGCGGGAGAACACACCGGACACCAGTGATGCAATATCCTGCTGGTGGATGAACGACAGAATCTTCACCGACACCACTGACACCAGCACTGCACACAGTGCGTCGACAGGTGCACCGTCAAACCCTGTATGCTTTACCAGCCAGGACGCCAGAACCTCTGCCCCCAGCACGCCGATAATGAACGACACCAGAAAATGCGCCGCCACACGCCAGGCTGAAAGCGCCTGCGGCATCGTTGCCACAAATAACGCACCGGCGAACGCACCAAACACAATCCCGAAATCCGTCCCGGTAAACAGCCCGTACACCGTCGCCCCGCCGAGCGCCGCAGCCGTGCCGGAACCGGATAAGGGTTCAGACATACTTTTTTCTCCTGTAAATAAAAAAGGGCCACCAGCGGCCCGTAAAAAACACCCCGTCAAAAGCACCGGCATCCGCAGATGCCCTTTGCGTGGCGTTATTTGATGCGCGCCAGATGTGGCGCAAAGAAATGAAATAAGACTTATCGGAAATTAATGTTAATTTGAGGATTTAAACCACTTCTGAATCTTAGTAGTATGAACATGTCCCCGGAAGGGGGCCAATACTTATTATTCTTCATGGACTTTGTCCCGCGGTCTTAATCCGACGACCGCGCTACTTTTCACCCTCTCGCAAATTGCTATCCAAAGGACGTTGTCCCACGAGTATTCCTGGATGCTCGTGTCTTTTTTCGTCATGAGAAAGGAATAAAAAAACCGCCAGATATGGCGGTTGGTCAATGCAAGGGATGAATTTTTTAATTGTTATTAAACCGAGGCGTCTGGCGCCTCCCGAAGTATTCCGTGCTGTATGGATACTGTGATTTCCAGCTAAACCGACTCTTTAAACCACACTCGCACTGAGGTGCGCCTCTTTGGTGCGATTTACAACACCAGAATGATGCATCACCGACCCTGCCAGGAAATACAAAATCTCCACCGATAATGCACCATTCTGCTGTCGTAAAAAAATCAGCACTGAGGCTACACCTGGCCTCAAATTATAGCCAGAGAACAGAATGCTTTTTCAAAACAACCTGCTCCCACGTAATAAAAAATACACCAGTGACGCAATACAATAAGGCTTGTTGCAAATGCTGGAGCGGGTAGCGGGAATCGAACCCGCATCATCAGCTTGGAAGGCTGAGGTAATAGCCATTATACGATACCCGCATATGGTGCCGACTACCGGAATCGAACTGGTGACCTACTGATTACAAGTCAGTTGCTCTGCCTGCTGAGCTAAGTCGGCATTGGTTCCTCAAGAGAAATAAAAATGACCGCGCTTTATATCCCATTCGGAACCGAAGATGGATATTAATAATGCCGGCTCTTTTTTCAATAGAAAATCATGTCAATATTCGTAAATATATGTATGTATTTTTATTATTCATGAATTTTAGAAAAATAACATGCGCATTTAACGTACTGCACCACTTTCCGGACACAAAAAAACCCGCTCGGCGGCGGGTTTAAGCTGTGTGGCGTAGTAACCACTCTTAACAGGATATTCAACTTTTTACGATCGTAAAGCGTTCGGGGGAAATTTTTAAAGCCTCATCAGTCGTTCCACCAGTTGCTCTTTACGGGCAACGATCCAGCCGTATTGCTCCAGATAAAATTTAAACCGTTCCAGAGTGCATACCATCGCATCGGCGGGGACTTTTTCCGTGAATTCGACCTGACCATGTTTATCGAAGTGGATCAGCAATGCGCATCCATCATTTGGTGTTGGGGAGTTTTGTGCTGCTGGTGGCTGTTTCTGGCTGAAATAACAGTCTTCCAGTTTTTCGAACACATCCCACGCCTGATCGGTTTCCAGCATTTTGGCATGACGGGCTGCTCCGCGTTCTGTCCAGAGGATAAGGGAGCGGGTTTTCGGGGGAATTTGTAACCCTCTTAAAGATGGTTGCAAATTTTGTGAGTTACTTAAAGTAACCCGCAAATTTTTCAACTCATCACCAACAACCTTGAAAAAGTGTTTACCCTCAACAAAACGCTCGGAATTACGGGTGTAATTTACTTTGATGTTGTTGATATCGGTACAGTAAAGCTGTGCCAGTAACTCGGTAGTGATAACGGGAATTTGGTTGTGTGTAATTGGGGAAAGAGTTTCGACAGAAATCTGAGTGGTCATAACGATAACTCCGTACATTTGGACATTATCGCCACCGTCAGGTGCTAATCATCGTGGTGGCGAACTGTGCGGGGTTAGCACTACCGGGTACGGAAACCGGCGAGCCTTTCGGCTCCCCCACACAGCCCGCCATAAATCGCGAATATGACTGTGCAAACGATATGAAAAAAGACGCGGGCGCGCCTCATATCGCTCCGTAAACATCCGGGGTGCTAATCCCGACAACCGATTTTGCGGTTGCGTCGGAAATATAGCCCCGGACAATGTGTCTGGTCAAGCTCCTACATGATTCGTTCTACGTATCTGTCCATCTCCAGTCGGATATCAAGCATCATCAACATGCCATCAATAACCCCTTCCGCTTTCTGCAGGCGCTTGCCAATACAGGTATCCGAACACCCATGCTTTCGTGCCAGCCCCATAAAAGTCATTCCACCTACGTAATAATCCACCAACAAATCGTGCAAATCCTGATTTTTCTTGTTCAACCGGGCCATGCAGCCACAAATTATCATTGCATCATCATCAGAACACTGAGGGCGTGATTTCACTTTCGGCGGGATTAATCCTTTAAAACCAGCAGCTATTGACTCCCATGACACATCTTCGTGATTGTTTGCAGCCCATGCTCCCCACCGCTCCATAACCTGCTGAATATCACGCGCCATCGTTATCACCTGTAATTTCGTAAATCTTCACGCCCAGCCGACCACCAGGAACGAGCTGACCGCGCACAATATTGATTTCATCAAACTGCTCATCGTCCATTAACACTCCCGCATGCGTCAGCGCATCCAGCGGTGCTTTCAGGATATTGTCCAGGTCGCGACGACGCTTATCCGGTGGCTCTGCAATCACCTTTATCGCCAGCCTTCCGGACAGCCTTAATTTCAGCCGCTGCTGGCGAACAATAAGCGCCACAGCCCGGCGATAACGCTTTCCCTCCTCAGAGATAAAATATGTGCTGCCACGGCGTCGCCAGTAGGTGTTCACCGTCGGCGGGTAAGACAAAACAAACTCTATACGCATCAGTAACCTCTTTTACCCGAGCACGCCGGTTGCAAAGGCGTGATCAAGAAAACGAAAAATTAAATCAATCTGAGAACCATATTTTTCTTCAAACGCCAGCGGATCCGCATGAAGCTCGTTGTGATGCTCCCGACACAGCGGTAGCGTGAAAATATCGTGGGATTTTGTTCCTATCCCTCCCTGACCGTGACCAATCAGGTGATGGGGATCGTCGGCTGGCTGACCACAACACGCACACGGCTGTGTCTTTACCCAGCGTGTGTATTTCTCATTTATCCAACGGCGACGTTTAGGTCGTTTCATGAAAGATTCCGGAGACTCCGGATCTACGGCAATGCTGACCACCGTCTTTTCCTGTGGTGCGTTCTGTTGCTGGTGGACGTGAGGCAGCGGCGCAAGATTTTTTGTGCGCTGTTTCAGTATGCTGGTGGCGGTCTGCTCTCCCGGTACGATGTCGCTTTCGCGGTACACCGAGCGGATTTTTTCCGCACGCAAGCCCAGCGAACGACGTAATACCGCTTCCGGTAGCGCGTCCGCCACCTGATTGCGGACCGCCCACCAGGATAATTCAGCCAGAGATAATTCACGCTCCTGCGTACCGCTTATTGCGTGACCGATGACGTCAATCATCCATGCTGACAGGTTTTGATGAGCAAGTTGCCCGAGTGATTCGGATGTCTGGTCACGCAGCTGGTTGTCGCAGTGCCAGCACAACACCATTGCGCCGGTACCATATCGGTGAATAACGGTTTCGCTGTGATGATAATCGCCGTGTGGCCACTGGCAGGATTTGACATGACGCAACAGCCAGTCAGACAGTGCCCCAGCACCACCAGCAGCACGAATCACCCGCTCATCGCTGAAAAATGGCAGTAATGATTTATCCTCCGCCAGCGGCTGGCGAACAGCAGGAACGACTCCGGACGGCAGACCGCGCATGCTTTTCGGTTCCGGCTCCACCAGAACTCGAGGGTTATGAAATACCTGCATGGATTCACGGCCCGGTTTTAGCACCACCAGCCCAAGTTCCGGTACCGGAACAGGTCGAAGTAACACCCGCACGTTACCTCCAGATGCGTTGCTGGTATGTGCGGGATGAACGCGGTGGGCGTTCGGAGTAAGGGAGTCTGACTGAGATTATCCAGTGACGGTAGTCGAGGCTAAGAGCTTTCTTAACCTCGTATCCGCGCCTGCGGTAACACTGAATTATCCATTCCGCCTGCTCTTCAGTGCATGGAGGATGCTGGAACCAGTCTGATTTGAATGCGTGAAAACGCCGTCCGCACCTACTGGCAAAGACGGCAGAATCATTAGAATTGTGTAATTTGGTATCGTGCGCCATCGGTTGTCTCTGCTGGCGCAGCAGGTGCCAGTTGTTCAGGCTGGCGTGCGAATTGTAAACCAGAATGCCAGGAAAAAACAAAACCCGCCGAAGCGGGTTACGTGCGGGTGCGTTGAGGATGCCTGCCACATAAGAGGTGGCGAGGGATTTCTCCCTCGCCTGGTCTCTTACTCCTCAGGTTCGTAAGCTGTGAAGACAGCGACCTCCGTCTGGCCGGTTCGGATTCGTACCTCGCAGAGGTCTTTCCTCGTTACCAGTGCCGTCACTATGACGGTTAAACAGATGACGATCAGGGCGATTAACATCGCCTTTCGCTGCTTCATAGCCCGCTTCTCCTTGACCTTTCGGTCCGTAAGAGGCTAATCTCTATGTGTCGCATAGATATGGCCTCAGATTAATGTTAAGCGTCTTGCAGGACGCGTAATGTTAACTGGGGCTTTTCTCTATCTGCCTTTTGGTGTTCATGCCTGAGACAGATAGCCTCAAGCACCCGCAGCAATTCTACTTAACTCCTGCTACCTCGCCAATATGAAATCAATCAGAAAGGTGATCCATAAAATCACTCCTTCTCTTCTTTACCGTAGTGGAGTTGACCAATTTTGATAAGAGGGCGTCCCTGAGATTTGCGGTGTAGATTGGTATCGCGCAGAGAATACACACAGCCACAATATTCCTGCTGATAGAATTTTTCGCGCTTGCTGATTTCAATCATACGGGACGAGCCGCCCTGCTTGCGCCAGTTATAATCCCAGTACACCATTCCCGGATAATGCGCGACGGCTCGCCGCCCACAGTCGTTAACCTGCTGCATATTTTTCCAGCGTGAAATGCCCAGCGAACTGCTGATCACACTGAAACCATTTTCAGCAGCGTACAACGCTGTCCGCTCAAAACGCATGTCAAAACACATGGTACAACGGATCCCCCTCTCGGGCTCCCATTCCATTCCTTTGGCACGTTCAAACCAGTTGTCTGTGTCGTAATCAGCATCGATAAACTGCACGCCGTGTTGTTCAGCAAAGCGAATATTCTCATCCTTACGAATTAAATACTCTTTCTGAGGATGAATGTTCGGGTTGTAGAAAAAGATGGTGTAGTCGATTCCCGAGGCCTGAAGCGCCTCCATCACTTCACCGGAACATGGAGCACAGCAAGAGTGCAGTAGTAGTTTGTTTGCCCCGTTTGGGAGCTCCAATTTAGGCCGTTTGAAATCAGCAACTGTCATAAACGTATTTATTGTGGTCATGAAAATATCAAATAGTCTAGCATTAGAACGGGACTATCGGAAACAAATGTGTGACTGCTTCCCGCCCTTTCGGGCGGCCTACTGATGTTCTGAGGGTGCAGAAATCCCTCAGGTTAAGGATTAAAATTATTTACAGTGCTAAATTTAATTATTCAGTTCTGTTTTTTTCGCCCTGCGTATCCGCGCTTTCGCGTTACGCTCAATCTGAATTAACTTTTCTATATTTTTCCGTCTTTCCCGTTCCTCCTGACGCAATTGTTTTACACCATCTGCCAGTCTGGTTTCTCTTTTCGCCACAGAGAGCATCCAGTCAAATGGCTCCACAACTGCACCGCAGATTTTACAGCGGACCTGACGCTCTTTTTCGTCAACCCGGACAGAAGCGTGATGGCAGCATGGTCTTTCCGATGGCTCATAAAGAAAATTAACCTGATTACGTGGGTCATCCTCTTTTACCGGAAATAAAACAATATTACTTAACTCATCTTCTGGTTTTATTTCCATGCTCCTCTCCTTTGATGCGAATGCCAGCGGTAATTGAAGACTGATAGCTAATTTCACTCACAGTACCTCCTCCTCAAAATTCCCCTGATAAAACGCCAGCACTCGCTGCATAACCTCACTCTTCCGGCACTCGCGACAGATTATGTTCTGTCGTCTGTTGTAACGACGTATTTCTCCGTCTGGTAATGAATAAACCAAGTCCGGGTCGCTCTTTTTTTTCACTGCTGCTTTCGACATCTTTTTGCGGGCCTTTATCCAGTCCTTACGAGCCTGTTCAGACGGGAATAACCCGTAGCCAGAGTTGTATACATCACCACTGGCAACCAGCTCTCTGGCGAGAACGCTCATCAGGTATCTTGTCGCCCCTGTTTTAGCTTCCAGTTGCCGTAACGTCTCGCGCCCACTCTGGCGCACGAGTTCAATAACCTGCCCTTTAATTTTTTCCCGCTCTTCTGGTGTAAATACTTTTGCCACAGGTGCCTCCGGCAATCACTTTTCCGATGCAACATGGCGGGAAGAATCAGTAATCTGTCGTACAATATCCCGGTGCTTGTTCAGCTCCCGCAGCGCGGCGCAGACTCGCTCCCACTTCTGGACATGATTTTTCGCCCGACGCAGTTCGCGGTTTGCCATATGCAGCGATGGTAAAACCAGGTCATCCGCTCGCGTTTCAGTAAACGATGGCAGCGACTGCACAATGTCCGCCACAGTCTCTGTTTTAATATCTTCCTGTGTTGCAGCTTCCTGTACTGGTAACGCAACGCATGCAGGCTGAGGAAAGGCTTTACCATCAGTTTCCGCTACCGATGCTGCTTTCGGCTCTGCTGGTAAATTATCGCCCGGCATACAGTAACGAAATTTACCGTCCTGATTAGCACGAATCAGACGGCCTTTGCTGATTGCCATTGCCAGCGTTGAAGCCACTTTGCGTGATGTGGTACCAAACAATGTAGCCAGCTCATCAGCCGTTTGTGGTCCGCGTTGTTCAATCGTCGCGGTTAAATCGCACTCTGAGATTTTCGCTACTGTCGCCGTGGAGGTTTCTTCCGGCTGTTCTTCTGGCGCTGGCTGTTCCTGCTGAACGTTGTTATCAGCCACACGCCAGGTGTACGCGCTTTTATCAACGAAACCAGCCTTTTTCAGTTCCCATAGTTCGTTCAGCACTTCTTCACGACTGATATCAAGTCGCTCAGCCAGTTCTACCGACGTAGCTTTTCCCATCGCTTTCAGTGCGTCAAAAACGGTCTCCATTAAAATTTCCTCCCGGTAAAAATTACTTCTCAACTCAAACAAACCCAGCCGCTTTCCGGCGTTCATATTCCTGTTTCAGTAACTCAATTGGCGTTGGTCCCGACGGGCGTTTGGGTGCCGCCAGTTGTCGCCGGACTGGCGGAACGCTCAGGCCGTTACTAACATGCTTTGCCCATTTCGTCAGCTGCCGTTCTGCAAGCCGTTTTAATTCCCCTTCGGTCATCTGGCGCTCAATCCCCTTTGAACGCATCTCGAGGCAAATGTGATACAGCACAGGCTGAGTCCATGGGTATTTATCGCTTCCGTCGTATCGCCAGGACTCATTGCGCCAGCGACGGTACTCCTCCATCACAGCATCCACCGTCAGACCAAATGGATTTGCCCCACTCTCCGAAATCAGTGCCACAAACTCAGCCAGGTCCGGAGGCCATGTTTCACCCGCCCGGCAGCGGTCCATGCACTGGCGGCAGACCTGTCGGATTTGCTGCTCAGTCATCGCGCCAATCTGTGCAATCCAGAGCTTCGAAGGTGCGGCCCCGTTCTTCTGGGTCCAGCGGTTCGAATAAACCTCCCCCATGAGTTCCCACAGCTTCCAGGCCGTTTCCGTCGCTGATAAATCCGTTTTCACGTTCCCACTGCTCACGTGCTGCCCGAATTTCCTGAACTGCCCGTGATGCGGTGCCACCTGGTGCTGCTGCATGGTTTACCCCCTTGCTGACTGGTTTAGCCTGCGCCCTGACGTGATTTACGTGACGGGCGAATTTCTGCTCCCACTGAACCTGCGTGAACACTTTGCCCTCCGCTGCCCAGTAGTCCCGGAAGGCGGAAAGTTCAGCTGGTGTAAATTCCGGCTCAGGAAGAGCCACGCCCCACAGCGCAGCCCGTCGTCGAAAATCCGGCGACGGATGCCAGCCATCGGTCATCGGAAATTTCCCGATGGGTTCGCTCAGGCCTTCCAGGTAATCAGGTTCCGCTGTTTGCAACGGCACGCCATTTGCCTCACTGGCAGGAGCACTCTCTCGCACGCGCGCGTTATGTGTGGGGTTTAATTCTTTATCTGTATCTTTATCTGTCGTGACTCGTCGTGACATGTCGTGACAGATGCGTGACTCGTCGCGCGCCCCCTCATTCTGTTTTCGTAATTTTTCCCTCTCGCGCTGCGCTCTCTTGCGCTCTGCCGGGGATTTCGCGGTTTGTGAAACGTTGCCATTGTCCTCTTTCAGTACCTGGCGTTTTTCCCATCCACTGATCAAATCTCCATCAAGTACCCGCCCCTGCATTGCCTGTAAAATTGAATCAATTACTTCTTCCGTCACATCAAGCGCACTTGCTAAATCTTCCGCCGTGACATCAATGTGACCACGTAGTGACACACCGTGACATGTCGTGACATTTCGTGACGCACTCACCAGAAGGTGGATATACACAGCCATCACTGTTGCGATTGGCTGTCCTGACAACCTGGAAATTGTTCGCCACTTAGGATCGTTTGGCATGTCATGCCATAATCTGAGCCAGGCGTTAGCCATACTCACCTCTTTTGATACCGAATCTTTTTACTCACAAATTGCCGGAAGTGATCCGGTATGAATATTGCGAGTCAATGCACAGCCACAATATTTCCTGCAGGGCCACCACGATTCATCTGGTTGAAACCAGCGATCGCCACTGCGACAAAATCATCAGCGTCTCTCCCCAGCCGTTCCCGCGTCTCCACCAGCTCCCGAAACCAGGCTGAACTGTGGCTGCGCATTCGGGCCACCAGCAGAGGCGGCATTGCTTTTTCGATAGCTGGTAACAACGCCTGAATTTTTTTAACCGCATCAGGGGTGTCTTTCTCCACCCAGCGGAAAATTTTCTGAGTATTGCGAGCCAGGGCTTCCGGATGGCTGTCGTTATACAGTTCCGGGAACGTCATTCCCAGCTCGAAATACGCTTTGGTAATTTTCGCAGCCGGAACTTTTTCACCGTCCGGATGCGCCCAGGCATTCATCGCCATGCGGATGTGTTCATGCTTGATTTTCATGAATCAACTCCATCAGATAAGCATGCACTACAATCACCTTCAGCATGAACTACATGTGTTTGCCCCAAACGAATGCCGCTCGCATACTCAGGCCAAATAAGCTCCCAATCATGGGGTCGTAGCTCCGCCCTACTTACTTGGCCTTCCGTCGCAGATTCGATCATAAGGGCGCGTGTTGGAGATATAGCTGCTCGTCCAGACGCCATTTGCGATAAGTAAGATGGCGATACACCAAGTCTGGCTGCGAATTTCTTAGCATCACCAACCCTCAATGATTTAATAAACTCTTTTAATGTCATACCTTCCTCGGTTTAGTGTTTTTTTTGAGAGTTTAGTGTTTAATAAACCATTAAGTCAAGTATTTGCTTGTTTAGTGATTACTAAAGATAATTACCACATGCAAAAAAAAGAAATTCGCCGTTTACGTCTCAAGGAGTGGTTTAAAGATAAAACTCTGCCACCCAAAGAGAAGAGCTACCTATCTCAACTAATGAGTGGGAGAGCCTCGTTTGGAGAAAAGGCTGCCAGAAGAATAGAGCAAACATACGGGATGCCGGAAGGGTATCTGGATGCGGAATACGCAGAACAACCGGAGGTTTCTCCACCACATGCAGGGTTAACGTCTAATCAACTGGAATTATTGCAGATTTTTTCAGCCTTCCCTGAGGATGAGCAACGCCAGATAATCAGCGAGTTAAAGCAGAAAAAAGAATCAATGGAAGATCTCATAGCGAGATGGATTGCGGCGCAAAAATGCCGCCGCGCCTGAGTTATAAAACCGGAGGAAACATGAATAGAGCCCTTTCACCAATGGTTTCTGAATTTGAAACCATTGAACAAGAAAACAGTTACAACGAATGGCTGCGTGCAAAAGTAGCAACGAGCCTTGCAGATCCACGCCCAGCAATTCCCCATGACGAAGTTGAGCGCAGAATGGCAGAACGCTTTGCTAAAATGCGCAAGGAACGGAGCAAGCAGTAAAATGTTACCCGTGTTATGGCTTGAAAGCGCAGATACCGACCTAGATGATATAACTAGTTATATTGCTCGTTTCGACATAGATGCGGCTGAACGCTTATGGCAGCGATTAAGGGGTTGTGTGCTGCCGTTATCCGAACATCCGTATTTATACCCACCAAGCGACAGAGTACCTGGCTTGCGTGAGATTGTAGCCCACCCTAACTATATAATTCTATACCGCGTAACAACATCAAGCGTTGAAGTAGTAAACGTGATCCACGCAAGACGCCAGTTTCCCTAACTTTCACTACCAATAGAAACATAACAACCGCAACGACTTTATCAAAAGCGTTGTGTTTGTTACGCCCTGCGGTTTAGTTTTTACTTGACTTAAGTTTAATGTTTATTAAACTAAAAATATCAACCCACCCCGCCCCACATAATGCAGGGCAATACTTCGAGTTACCAGGCAGTGGTCAGGGGTTAAGTAGCCAGCCCGAGGCGTAAGAACATGACGGCAGGGTTCAACTTTAATAACTATGCAGCAGGTTTTTGTTCCGCTACCCCGGCGTTAAGGGGAAATGAGGTCAGCATGGATACTATCGATCTTGGCAACAGCGAATCTCTGGTATGTGGCGTGTTCCCCAACCAGGACGGTACGTTCACCGCGATGACGTATACCAAAAGCAAAACGTTTAAAACCGAAAATGGTGCCCGTCGCTGGCTGGAAAGAAACTCAGGTGAGTGATATGGATTTCGACACAATCATGGAAAAGGCTTACGAAGAATACTTCGAAGGTCTTGCCGAAGGCGAAGAAGCTCTCAGCTTCAACGAATTTAAACAGGCGCTTTCCAGTTCCGCAAAATCTAACGGCTGATAAGCGAAACAGCACCGCGAGGAATCAGTATGCAGAAACGAGAACCCGTCATCATCGCACAAGACTATACCGATGATGAACTTTATGAGTGGATGCGCCAGAAAATTAATGCAGCGCAGGATCTGAAATGGGCCAATGAAGCCAGGGCTAAGCAGGCTGAAAATCTGTCCGCTCTGGAGCAGGATATCACCAGGCTGGAAAAAGCAGCGGCATTAAGCATTGCCAGAATGATTACATACCCACGTTAATAGCTAACCAACGAGGCTAATAATGGAATTTAAAGATTTACCAATGCAATTCCAGGAAATGGCAGCGAATATAGTTCGTTCCCAACTGGCGACTCTTGACCTGAGTACCGTAGAAAAAGAAACCATCTATACTATATCCGGTAACGTGCGTCGTGCCTTTATCGGTCTGTACGAAGAGAAGCAGCTCTCTGATAACCAGGATTTACATAAAAAATACTTCCTGGATCTAATGGACATCATTGATAAGGGGTTTGGCTTGTTAATGAAAAAGAAAGGGATTCGAATAGACCCCCTTGAAAATTACTTTGCAACAAAAAGCGTTAACTCCTGTGATTTAAAGCATCCCGCCACAGACGGGAGTGTTACAGTTAGCCATGAGATTTCGATTAATCATTAAAATCAATAGCTATTTCAATAAGTGATGCCATCTCGTTGCATTTTGTTGAATTCATCTTACGTAATGAGTCACAAATATCTGATGGTTGTGATGCTGCTGGCAACTTAGCAACAAGTAGCATAATTGCTGTTTTTATAGCAGTGAGTTCATCCGCAAGTCCGGCAGGAGAAACATCGTGGTTAAACTGGATATTTACATTTTTACTAGTCATTTCACCATCCTGAGGGTTGGTACTTAAGGAGTTCTCCACGGGTGAGGTGGAGTGCGTGCGCCGGACACGGGTGAGCATCCGGTACTGACAGTTTACTGAAAGGATATTTCTCTGAAAAGTCAGAGCATAACGCGAAAGCGCACGGCGAGGTTGCTGGTTCATAGATAGCCTGTCGTTAAATTTTCGTCGACCGTGCGCTTCCGGTTGTGGCAATCCGCGAAATGGCGCGGCGGTAAGTATGGCGGGGTTATTCCTTCCCCGTTGAGGACACCGGGTTGTCAGGTTGACCATACGCTTAAGTGACAACCCCGCTGCAACGCCCTCTGTTATCAATTTTCTGGTGGCGTTTAGCGGTATCAGTTTTACTCCGTGACTGCTCTGCCGCCCTTTTTAAAGTGAATTTTGTGATGCGGTGAATGCGGCTAAGCGCACGCGGAACAGTTAAAACCAAAAACAGTGTTATGGGTGGGTTCTCTGTATCCGGCGTTAATTGTTAACTGGTTAACGTCACCTGGAGGCACCAGGCACCGCATCACAAAATTCATTGTTGAGGACGCGATAATGGAAACGTTATTACCAAACGTTAATACGTCTGAAGGTTGTTTTGAAATTGGTGTCACTATCAGTAACTCAGTATTTACTGAAGATGCCATTAACAAGAGAAAACAAGAA